GACCAATTCACCTGTTTCTTCGTCCCACACTTCCTCCAATTGGAGGCCCATTTGAGTGGCGTGTTCCCAGTTCCATTTCATCTCGGTGATGATAAACACTGGTAGAATACCTGCTTTTTGAGCGTTAACTGCTGCCTCAATAAGTGCGGTTGTTTTACCTGTGTCGCTATGGCCCCGGAGGAGAACAATATGACCAGTAGGAATACCAGGTATGCTCGTTACTTCTTGAAAAGCAGGAGCAAGGGGTACCCATTGTTGGGGTTTGAATTTAACCGAACCTGATAGACCTTTTTTATCCTTGAATTTATCAAGACTAAATCCTGATCTAATCTCGGCAGATACTGCTGCCGAAAGTGATTCACTACGTTTTTTAGCCATGCTTAGAAAGGTAGACCGTCAGATTCATCTTCAAACAAACTATCAAACTTATCAAGCTTGCTTTGCTTTACAGCAGCAGTTGAAGTGTTTACTGAGTAGTTGGTTTTTGGTGCTTCTTCTACTTCCTTCTCGTCATCGATAATGCTACCTTCTGTAGACTCGGGAGTCAACCAGTTTTGTAGAGCCAATTTCATCTCATCAAAAGTAAATGGTTTGAATGTCTCTTTAGGGTTTGGTTGATTGTCTTTCCACAATAGGATTTGATCAGCATCACCCAATGGAGTGTTCTTCATTGATGGGGCAACTGTAGTTTTGTTGTAAGGTGTACCAGTTGCTTCGGGACCCACTGTAGTGAGTTTGATGTCGCGACCTTCCATCAAGTCAGTGTAATCACCAACTTCCTCGTCAACAGCCATTTGTAGGAATGTTTCGTAAATTTCTTTACCGAACTGCCACAAGCGAACACCTTTATCTTCTTCACCTCGTACAATTACGGGAGCAAAGTAACGAGCTTTTGGTTCGATTTTTTTAGCCAAACGCCAGTTTTCCTTATCGTTAGTCTTCTTTAGTGTAGCTGCAAATTCTACAATGGGATCTTTTTCTCCCCAGTTGATGGGAGATACCATTACGGGTTTGTCAATTCCATAGTGAAAGAAAATTTCACTAAAGGGCATTGATGAGTTATACTTTGAGGGTACAACACGAACTGTCTGTTTGCCTACGGTAGGCTTCCAGAACATTGAGGCACGATCACCTCCATTTTTACCATTTGAGGTTTTTTGCATTGCGTTTAAACGCGATTTGATTGCTTCTAAATCCATTTTTTATAACTTATTTATATTTGATACTAAATGTACGAACTTGATTTGGGGTAGCCAAGTTAAAATAAGCCCTCTTTTGAAGGGCTTTTTATTTTATATGTTGTTTATTTAATTGGGGCGACTATATGTAGAATATTAAACATTATACATTGTATAGTATATTGTTTTTCCTCCAACATTAACCTTACCTGATTCTTCACCATCTGTAATTGGGGTTTCAGAAAATGAAATATCAGATCCCTTTGAGCTTGGTCCTTCATTAAACCCAATACTATCATCTTCAATAACTCCTATTATTCTTTTTTCAGGATAATATGCATCATTACGTTGGAAAACTACTTTTTTATTTAAAAACATAGATGGGTTAGAAACAACATCTTGAATTGTAAAAGTTTCTCCATTTAACTCAATTGTTGCTTTTGGGGCTGATGTTGAGGATACCATTTCATAATCTATAAATAGTGGAGTAGCTGAAATATCTCCCATACTATCAGATGAGATATTTTTTAGATTTGTAGCTCTAACTGCTTGGGCAATTTCTTTACTGTTAGCTTTTATAAAATCTAAAAGTTCTTGTTTATCTTCATTTAAACGAGAGTTAGAAGTAAGTTTATTCTCTACTAAGTATTTTTTAAAATCAAAATTGTCCATTGTGTCTAAATTATTTATTATCCCTATGTATCTTTTACCTAAGATGTGGGCTGGTGTAAGGTCGTTTCCCTATTTTAAATTTTTTTAAAACATCCATCATATTAGAATAATCTCCAGCAAATGGTATATATACTGAATATTCTCCAGTGTTTGGATTTTCTCCAAATTTTATTTCTTCCTCATCAACAAAAAACTCTTCATTAGCTGCTTTCGCGATCTGTGCTTGCATTTCGGGGGTTGGTTTCTTATTAATTGCAATGTATATACCATCATCATAATCGCTAACATTATCTGTTGTAGTTTCACTTAAACGAGAATTTAAAGTAAGTTTATTCTCTACTAAGTATTTTTTAAAATCAAAATTGTCCATTGTGTCTAAATTATTTATTATAAATATACAAATTTTTACTACAGTTCAATAATCTCGTGGATTTTAGTTCTTAGCTGCTTTAACTCGTTTTGTTGAGTTAGCAAAATGGTGTTTTTATAGTGTTGCCAGTCAATCTGGAAACGCGTATCTACCACCCCACCATTTAAGCTTTTAATAAGCTCGTTCAGGGCGTTAATTGTATATAGAGTGTTTGATTCTTTTTTACGATGAACCAAAATCGTGTTTTCTGGGATACTAGCTATGTTAGCCATCTCAATGTTGTACGTTAAAACATACTCATTGTTATTTTTAACCTCTAATACAAATATCTTACTGTACATTACAGTATAACTTCTTTGAATAGAGTCTACCAAATCATTTACACCTTCTAATGTGGTAAATGTACAAAATAACTTATTATTCAAATCTGTGAAGTTTATGGGGTTGTCTACCCCATAAATATCATATGGTAGGTCGAAAGTCATAACTGGTTCCATGCGCAACTTTTATATTTAATTTATACTTTTTAAATACTTTTTGAATCTCTGTTAAAACTTCGCGCTCATCGTCGCTCCAATCAAACAAAAACGAATCAAATGTATATAATACAAGTTTAGTTTTTTTATCTTTTAATATCTTGAATACTTCCCACAATATATTAACGTTATATGCTGTCTCCAAGTTTTGAATCAAATAATTTAACAGTTTTTGTGGGTTCATGTTTTCCAGCTTATCCTTTTTAAAGCAATATCCTGAAATTGGCACGATAACTTGCCCAGAGTTATTGAACACCTCCCATAAATCATCTACATATACTTTTACCTTTTTAAAAAATTCAAGCTCCTCATATTGTGGTAAAATCCCCCCATATAGTTGTTGTAGGGTTAGAATTTTCGCATTTTGTCTATCCAATCCGTAAATTTGCGAAAAGTGACTATAAATATCCTCATTACCAAAATCATAATCAACCAACTTAGCCAACAAAGTAGGATGATAAGCTGCAATATCGAGCTCAACAAGCGAAGAATTACGCGGGATAAAAGCTTTCCTACACCCGTTCTCTTTACTAAGTGCGGCATAATTTATTTTATTGAATGTATTTGATGGGCGTGTTGTTAGCGTTTTAAAGTTATATTGAGTATAGACCACGCCCTCCGTGCTTTGCTCAAAGTACTGCTCGTATAGCGCGGTATCAACGGTTAATCCCGCTTGCTCAATACCGTATAGCATCCAACTTACTTTATGATTATAAAACTCGTTAACAGGCTCATCTATCAAATGCTCTAATTCCTCAAAAATAGATTCACAATATTCATAATGTTTAACTATTGGAACTAATATGTTTACATCCGGTCTATCATGGTATTTTCTATATATAAATTCGTGAGCCGAAGTGGGTTGTATATACGTAGTGGAGGATAGGGTTATGTCAATAAGCTGCTTAAGAGGAAAATAATGGAGAAATTCTTTTTTATCCCTACAATATATTTTATCTAACCCCTTTATAAACTTAAATACCTTATCCTCAAATAAATTTTCTTCTACCTCTGTGTGAAAAATGGGTAGCAAATACCCCTTTACATCCCTTATTGGACGGATGTAGATAGCACAGATGGAATTTTGGATTGGGTGAATAAATGGAGAGTATGGGATTATCTCCACAAACGCTTCTTTAAAACCCTTATAGCAAAACTCCTCTAGTTGACCTTTATTTTCTATTAACCAAAACACTTATTTACCCTTTATTTGTAGTACTTAAGGTAATCATCCTTTAGGTATCTTCCAAATTTAGATAAATTAAATTGTTGAGATGTTAAATCTACTATGTTTTTATTAGTACGAGCTACTTGTTGTTTATCTCCTATTAATCTCCAAGGAAGTTTAAATGCTGTATATTGTTCGTAATATATTGAAGGATTTTGAGAAATTAACCTATCATATAAATCTTGGGTAAACTCAATATAGAGGTCTTGGTTAATTTTTTTAGCAAAATATCTTGTAAATTCTCCTATCTGGTAATCTTGTAGGGTTGGTAAGTTTTGAAGGTTAACTGGAAGTTCTTTGGGTGAAGTATTTTGGTTAGTTAATCTAGAATAAGTATTATTTACAGTATTTGTATCATCTATTACCACTAAAGTAACATTAACTCTAGGATTATTTGATATACTACTAGGTTGAGTTAGAGAAGTAATAGGGATAATTTCCAAACTATCATTTGAATGTAAAGCTCCGGTATAGTATCTACCATTTGATAGTTGGTGATATGAACCACTAAATGGTAAAGTATTAGAAGAAAATACAAATTCACCACTATTGGCGAATAAATTAGGTTTTATTTGATTAGGAGGGTAATATAAAGCCATAATACTTAAATTTTGGTAAATAAAAATCTTTCTGCTTTTCTACGCCTAGTTAGACCTCTTAATACTTCACCATCTTGTGTATTGTATTCTAGTAATTTATTAGCAGCCCCAGTGTAATTATTACTTACTAATAAATCTCTTAGACCACTGTTTATAGACCATTTAGGACCTAAATTGTAATTAAAAGCAGTTAAAGCATCAAACTCATTTTGATTAAGTTTAACTGTTGAAAGGTTAGTTTTTAAAATATTTTCAAATTTATTAAGTGAAACTTTTAAAAGTTCTGTAGCTACTTTTTCAGAACCTAACCTATCTCCTTGACCAACTGCTTTTCCATTTTTATAAAATGTACTACCGTAACCAATAGTCCATCTATCTTTTGGAGTTGGTTTATAAGCTTCTAGTCTAAGTCCTTCAAAACGTTTAATTAAAATTATAGCATTATTACTATAAGTTAATTCTTTAATTGGTTTACGAGTTGAATCTTTATCTTCGTATTTTATATTAGATTCTTTAATTTGGAATCCTATTTCTTTTTCAGTTTTTGTGGTATCTGGGGTTTGGGGTTCTGGTGTACCCTGTGAGCTATTTGAAGTTATTTCTTTAGGTATACTAAAAGTTTCAATTTGAGTAGTCCAACTATTTCTATCAATATTATGTGAAATACCTTTAATTAGAAATTGGAGTTTTTCGGGATAGTTTAAGGGTAAAAATTTACTATCAATGATAAATGTTTGGTAAATTTTCATACCTGATAAACCATCCATTGTTAAATTTAGGTTAATAGGAATAAATCCAACACCATTGGGTGATGCCTTTTGTTCTGCTTCGGCTATTGTTTGAGACCAGAATTTTTGCCAGTTTTTATTTAAGTTATTTAGTTGACTAAGGTCATCTACACTTAAAGTTTTATCATCATATTTTTCAAGTAGTGTAACAAAAGCTACTATCTCATTTTTGTATTTTTCGAGTGCAGTTTGAGATGAAGAGGGTTGAAGAGTTTGTTGAACAGATTGTAAAAGAGCTTGTTGTTGGGATAAGGTTAGTTTTGAGTAAGCAGTTGGGTTTAACCCAGCCTCGTTGAATTTTCCAAATTCTGTTGAGGCTAATTTTGGGGCATCTGTAGCCTCTTGTTTAATTTTAGCGGTTCTATCTGTTAAACCCTCATTCCAAGATTGTAAAGCTGTAGCATTTTCAGTTACAACGGCATTTAATGCTTGTGCTCCAACTGCTAAAGTAGTTGCTAATTTATTAGTTATCTCTGTTCTAATACTAAAATCTCTAACAAAACTACCACTTAAATTACCCCCATTTGGAGAAAAAGCATATACTTGAAATTTAGTTGGGGTGGTATTTTTATTAAAATCTTTTAGAATACCGGGGATAGGTTTATCATCAATAAATTTAATTTGGTTAGTTTCTTCATCCACTACTACATCTAAACTATTAACATGCCCTAAAGATGAGTTTATACCTTGACATATACCTTGCAAAAACCTAAATAATGATATATTACCTTCGTCATCAACATTAGATTTTAAAGTTTCTACTAACCAAGTTAAGTTTAAAAAAACATTCATTAATTTACCCGCATTTGGGTTTTTATCACTAGTAAACTCAACATCAGGTGGAAGGTTTAATAGATCAATAGTATCTGAAGTATTTTCTCCAGTATTTAAATCAGGATAACCTATATTACGAGTAACTACTTTAGTAAAATCAGTAGCTACAGAATATTTATTTTTATAAATAAGATTATCACCTACATTTAAATCAAAAGTTATAGCTTTTGATTTTTTGGCACCATTAACATTATCATATATTAAATTATCTTGAATCCATCTTAATAGTGTTCTAAATTTTATATAATCGTTAACTGCACTTTTTCCTTCCCAATTAATTCTACAAGCATAAGTTGTGCTACCATCTTTTAAAACAGATAATACTGAATCAATTTGTCCTTTTCTTTTTGAAAGAATTATAGCTTTATTAGGATTATCTAACTCTAATTGGATGTTTTTATATAAATAATAGGTTAAAGAATTAAGCCCAGCATTACCTCCTACAACTCCTATTTCTGAGCCAGTTATTTCAGTTTGAGAAACTAAACCTGTATTTAGGGTTATGAGGGCTGAGATTGCTTCATCCTCATATGTAAAACGACCTGTAAGAGAGGGGCCTGAGCCTAAGAGTTTACCATTATTATCAGTTATAGTTACATATTCACCCCCACCATAAGAACTTCCACCATAAGATTGAAAATTTACAGTAATTGGAACTTGAGTTCCGTTAATATTAATAGATCTATTTTGTGGAAGGTTACTTAATTGATTTTTAACATTATCAAGTACTTCTTGAAAATCATCCGAGGTTAAAAGATTACCTTTACCAATATAATCATTTATAGTTAAAGATTCAATAATATTGCCTACACTAACCAAACTTATAGTAATATCATAAGTGCCGTCTGGATTGAATGACCAATTAAAATTAGTTATTGTACCATAAAGAGCATCATAATTGCCACTTAGATTTCTTCTACTCCTTGTAATTGCAGGTAAAATATTTCCACTATCTAATGTACCATCTAAAAATTCATTAGCTAAAGTTCTTCTTATTTGAGGGACTACTTCACCCTTATTATTTAAATAGTTAGCTCCCCACCCCCATTCTAATAAAACAGTGTAACCTAATCTTAAATAAAGAGCGTCAATTATATTTAATTGAGTTGTGTTATAAGCTTTAACATTAATAGTAGCAGTTTTTAATGAACCTCTGTTTTTATAACTGACTGTAGCTGAAGTTATACCAGGCATAGGTACTTGACCAAATTCAAGGCCTCCTAAACCATAAACTGAACCCCCTAAAATAGATTGATCATTATTTAAACCTGCTTTAAAACTAAATTGGTCTTGACCATCATTATTAAGGCCTTTAAATTCAGAAGTACCAGCAAATAATACAAAAGATTTAGCTAAATTAGAACCTGCTAAACTTTCAGGTAAACCTAATTTTTTTAGTTTTGCAGCTTCTATATTAACACTAGAGACTAGTTTAATAAAGGGTTGTTTATTATAGAGATATTGTTCTCTACCTTCAAGAACTGTGGTTGATGACCCATAAAATTTTTGTCTAAGATTAACTTGAGTCCCTACAAAATCATCAAAACTTTCACCTATTAAATTCATGAGTTAATAACTTCAAAATTATCTATTGCTAAAGTAACGTCTGAGGGAATTCGGATTTGAGTTCCTTCTGGTAGGTATAGGCTATTTTGGATTACATTATTATTGGCCGTAGAGATAACCCACCATAGGGATGAGTCGCTATAGTATTGGTTAGCTAAAATATCATACCTATCTCCTTTATTGGCAATAACATAAATGTCATTTGGATTTAAAGGAATCTCAGGATATTTAACTGTTCGGTAAATAGTTCTACCTGAGGTAGTTTTAGTAGTTGGGATAGTTTGATAACGATTCATTTTTAGTAGTTTCTAAATGTGTCACCCTTTCTTGTTACCGCTATATAGTTTTCAGTTTGTTGAACTAAATATCCCTCATTGTTTGTTAATCCAGCATTTATCGGTGGTAAAAAGTTAACATCTCTCTTATTAGCTGCTGAAAATTCTTTAATATCTTTTTGTTCATCTAGTGAAGCATCGAACGGTAAGAAAACTCCTTTAGGTTTCCTAGCTAAAAATTCTGGGATTGGAGTGAAGGTCATTGAAACATCTATCATTTTAGGTAATTCAAATATTCCTGGGTTAGAATCAGTGTTTGAATCAGTAGTTTGTGCACTCTCACCATCTGATCCTATACCAATTTCCCACCCCGCATCAAGATTAGCGGTATAAGTTAAACTATTTATAAAGCCAGGTTGGTCAAATAAATAAGCTCCAACAGTTAATTCAACTAAAGGTCCTCTCATATAACCTGCTGAGCTGTAGTCAGGCATAGTATTAGAGGCTAAGTAATTTAGTTTTTTATACATTGGTAATAATTCCTGGACTGATTGGGCTACAATGGTCCAAGATAAGGTAACTTGGCGTGTGAATCCAGAGTAAGTATAAAGTTTATCACCTCTACCTACATAAGAAATAGAATTCCATTCTGGGTTATAATTATCTATAAAAGAGTTTAAGAATGCTCTAAAATGCATAAAATCCTTTAAGGAAGGATTATCATTGTTTATAGCAGCTATTCTAAATTTAACTAAATCATTTAAAGGGCCCCCAACATCAGTCTGTTTAGGATCAACATTAGTAGACCTATAAATAGGGAATGCTGTAATAGTATCAAGAGCATTTATACCTTTACCATTATTGCTATAATCTATACCTTTACTATAATCAAATCTATTATAAGCGGGGCTGCCTGGATTTCCTAAATTGACTCGTTTTTCAATATTTTTTTCAGTATAGTCAGGGGCAGCCGATATAGTATTGGAAATACGTCTACCATTTTCTGTTTTTAAAGAAGCATATAATTCTTGTCTAAAATCTCTTAACTTAGCTCCATAAGTTGAGTAACCTGTTGTTGTAGAAGGTATATTAGGAGTATTATTCCCTGCTTGAATAAGTTGGTCTTGAGTGTAAGTTAATACACCACTAGGGGTACCATCTGTAGCTCTATTATTATATGGTTTATCATTAGTTACATTTTGTGAACCATCAAATACATTTATTCCATTTTCAAGATCATTAAAAATTGAAATACTTGATTTTGTATCTTTTTTTAAAACATATTGTTTACTAACACCATAATTACCTACTATTCTACTTAAATTAAGAACAGGAGGAGTTTTGATTAATGCTTTTGATTCAGGATTAAATAAAAGGGAAGATTGACTATTAGTATCTTTTCCGTCTATAAGTAAATTTTGTAGTCTTGAAAGTGCAGATATTAAATCAGGGGATGCAGGATTGGGTTCTGCAACATATAGATATTTTTTAACATTATTGTTATTAATACCTGTTCTTAAATAACCCCCACCAGGATTTCCAGCAAATCCTATAACAGTATTACCTATACCTAATTCAGCACCGGGACCACCCGTATATGATAAAATTTCATTATTTGAAGGTGAAATCGTAAGAGATCTATTATTAGTGGCAACACCCGTTAAAATTTTACTATTACGTAGTTGTACTAATCTATTTGTATTATAATCTTCTGCCCCATCATCACCGGCTGTGAATTCGGGTTGTAATTTTTCTAAATAAGTTCTTTGAGTTTGTTTTTCAAAATACGCCCCAACACCTATACCGGCTACACTTGCTAGTGTACTTAAAGGATTATATAAACCATCATTTAAAGGACCAACTGTGTTTTGTTCTCGAACTCCAATACGAGACAAAAGTTGTTGTTTTCCTATAAATAAAAGACCTTGAGGGGATGTTAAGAATTTACCTATCCTAACCTCATCCTGAATTACAGCTCTAGGAAGACCAAATCCACCCCTAAAAAAGTCTGTAACATTACCACCAACACCACCTAAAGGAGGTAATCCACTAATTAACTGATAACCGTTACTTTCAGGTTCATCAGGAATTTGTGTAATTACATAAGGGGCTTGGGTGTATGTTTCATACTTTAGAGACTTAAGATTAGTCGTTGAGGTTATTAAAGGCATACTTAACCATTAAGACTATTAAAGTCCGCTTACTAAGAATCCTCTACCTTCGGGAGCTCCTAATTTATATCTATCTGAGGTTAATTCACCATTAGAAAAGTCTAATTGTGAAGGTGGTGGTAAAACAATTGTAGCTGCTTTTTGTGGACCATCGTACCTAAAGTAATCTGACTTTTGGATTTGTAGGTTAGGGCTACCATCTAATGAATAACCATCAGTGGCTGCAGTGGGACCCGCCCAGTGCATTTGAGTTTGGGTTTTTTCAGTATTCTTAAGGGGTGGAGGTGTAGTACCATCCCAGAAAGTTAAATCTGAACCTTGTGATTGGAGTTTATTTAATAATGACATATCTAAATTGATTTAGGGTTTTGATTATAAATATTAACCTTTATTGGACTTGTGCACCATTTGTCATTCTACCTATCTCTAGGCGATTCATATCTGTAACCATCTTAATGTTTGATATAGCTAAGGGGAGGCGATTAAATCCTTCTCTAAGACTCTTTAATTCATCCAACATTGGTTTTAAGTCTAATGGGGCAACTTGAGTAGCAGTAGCTCTTAGATCACCACGTTCAGCTACATTTAATGGTGTGGTTTTTGCTCCTTCGGGAAGGTGAACAATTTCAGGACCAACTTCACCTACTTTAATAAAACCAGGTTCGGTTACCTCAGCGCCAAATTGAGCACCTGGAATATCGTTTCCGATAGCACCTGCTATTAACCCAGCAATGCCCCCTATAGCAATACCAGCAACAGCCAAACCCGCAAGAGCTTTAAAAGGATTAGCAATAGCATAGGCTGCAGCATTAGCAATAGCTGTACCTTTAGCAGCCGTAGCCATTGCCCTAAGTCCAATAGCGGCTTGAGCAAATCCACTAACCATTTTAGCTATTTGTACTGTAGCTATAACTCCTAAAATTGCACCTAAAGCTACTGAGTTTTCTAAAATAGCACCCATTATATTCATAAAATGACCTAGGGGACCCTGGACTAAATCTCCTATTAAACCTTGCATTTTTTCTATAGCTAGGTTAAACTTTGTTTGGGTAGATAAAGATTCAAGTCTATTTCTTAGTTCCTCGTCTGTTACATCTTTAATTATTTCACCTTGTTCATTTAAGTATTCCTGCTTTAATAGCATTTCACTTAATTGACCTACGTTCATTCCTAATGATTCAGCTAATGCTTGTTGCTGGATAACATTCATACCCTGGAAATCACTGAATGTACCCATTTCATTATTAAGCTCATCCATTAAACCATTGATATCATTAGTTAAAGCAAAATAACGAGCTCTTTCTAGGTTAATTTCTCTACCAATTAATAATTCAGCTTCTAATTCTTTAGAAATTGAATCTTCAAAGTTAAGTAAAGAACTAGCTACTTGATTTACTGCACCTAATGAGGTACCTAAAGCAGTAGCTTTAGCTACAGCTTCTGTTAATGCTGGTACGGAACCTCTAAATTGAGCTAGAGCAAAAGCACCCTGTTTACCAACTTCTTCTAATACTTTTCTTTGGTTGATTTGCACCCCAAATTGTTTACTAACTTCTTGGGTAGTTTTTAATTGAGCGGTATATTGTTGATCAAAATCTTCTCCGGTAGCTTCAGCAAAAAATTGTAATTGAGCTGCCTCAGTAGCCTGGATGCCTACTAGTTTAGTAAGTCTAGTTTGAACAACTAAATTATCAGCATCAATTTTACCTTGAACTCCTAATAATTCATTAAGATTGGATTGAGCTTTAGCTAAATCACTAGTGTTAATTAAATTAGAACCAGTAGCTCTTGCAGCTTGTAATAATTCCTTTCGAAGAGTTATAGCTTCTGAGCGAGAAAGCATTAAATTCTTTTGGAATCCAACTAATTCTTCATCAATTTTTCCGGCTTGTTTAGCTAAAGCAGTAAATATTGTTAGAGGATCAACTAAAGCTTTACTAAAACCTCCAATTAACTTACTAATACCTACATAAGCTGTATTTAATTTAGTAACAAAATTTAAAGATTTATTACGAGCCTCTTGTTCTAAATCTTCTCTTTCTTGAATTAATCTTCTTTGCTTCGCGGGAGACCCAGTATTTTCTAGTTCTTTATTTATTCTAGCTAATTTCTTTTGATACTCATCTGTATTTTTTTCTAGATTAAGTTGTTCGGCTGCATACTCACGCATTGAGTCTACAGCATCATCAACTTTAAGCATATTGCCTATTTTACTTAGGCCTGGGATATTACCAATACCTTTTAATATAGCACCAGTTAATCCTATAGTAGCATTAATAGCTTTTAAATCTAATAATTGACTTTCTAAAGCTTGATTAGTTTTTGCAACTTCACCTACATTTTCTTTTAAAACTCCTTTTAAATTAATTAAAGCTGCTTTTTCTTCATCTGTTTTAACTCTTTGAGATTGTAATAGTCTTTGTTGCTGTTCTAAAAGAATTTTACTTTTTTCAGATCTTTTTTGAAGATTTTGAATTTCTTTTTCAGAAGTCTTTGTTATATTTTCTTGGCTATATAACAACTGGTTAGAGATATTTTGAAACTCCCTAAAACCTTTTTTAGTATTGCCTAATATTACGTTAGCTTTAGTAACTTCATTTATAATACTAGTCCAAGAATCATAAGTAAATTTTAAATCATTGTTTAACTCTCTTACAGTGTTTCGAACATCCTTTAAGAGTTGATTATAGGCTGCAACTTTAGTATTAGTTTTACTTTGGTTTAAAGCATCTAATTGACCTTGGTAACCTTCACCTTCAGGTCCTAATGTCTTAAGAAGATCTTTAATATTTTTTATTATTTGAGTAGTATCATCCATTATTCAATTATATATTATAAATATGGAAAGCCCTAAAGTTTAATTATACTTTGGAGCCTTCTGTTCTTTACTATTATATTGAGTACTTACTCTAGCAAACTCAGGAGCATTTACTGTACCATCTTCATTGATGACATTAGTTGTGTTTCCGGATTTGGTTTGCTGTTTTTGAGATTCAGCTTGTTTTGTATAATATTCCTGGAGTTTATTGAATGTAAACTTTCTTAACCATACAGGCATATTATAGACTGTGTAGTAATCATAACCACCATTGCCATGAAATATTATTTCATGTATCTCGTTAAATAAAGCTGCTCTAAAATTAGAGACGGTCTGCGACGTCAGGCCAAAAAAAGTCAAGTCCAATGGGAATCGTACGAAATCGACCGTCCTCCCCCTCATAGGACATATCCACATCTGGCATAGTATTTTTATAGTGTTCTCTAAATGCTCTTGAATCTGTAGCTAAAAAATAATTATCAATAAAGTCAATTATACTACTCATGTCTCGTTTACCACTAACTGAGGTGATAATAAAGCGAAAGCGAGTAGTTAACTCACCTGCATTAGGATTAACTTTTCTAAGACCTTCTAATTCTTTATCAATGGATTTTTCGTCTTTACTTGTTAATAACTTAAAAGTAATGTGAGTGCTAGTAGCGGGCATCACGTAAGAAAATTCATTTAATTCCTCAGTTAAATTAGTAAAATCATTATTAATATTTTCTAACTTAGATAAATCAATAGTTTGTGTATTTTTCCCGTAAGATACCGTATAATTTGAACCGTATCCTAAAATGCGGGCGGCCACCAATAAAGCATTCTTATCGCCTATTAACAAGTCATCTAAATTAAATTTAGGGCTAACAATAAGGGATTCTAGTAATTTATCTAAAACTATACCTTGTTGAATGTAGTTAGCATTAGCTAGGATATCTTCTTCTCTAGCTGTCATATATTTCATCTCTAATTTGCCTTCTTTTAGAGGATGATCTGTTGGATAAAAGAAACCCTTTGAGGGTAGTTCAACCATTTCGGTTGGGAATTTAAATTCGCTCATAAATTATTTGTTATAACGGTTATATGTTTATAAATACTATAAAGGGAGGTTTTCTAACGGGTTAATTAATTAGATTTAGTTAAAGTAATGTCCTTTAACTGGTTTTTTGTTTTTTCTTCAAGCTTATCCACCCTACTGTCGATATGACGGTAGATAGTTTCTAGTTCCTGCCTGAAGGTTTGGTCTAGATTGTTAGAATGATCGTATAACCTTTGTTCAACCTGTTCAAGATTTCTTATATCTTTAATGAGATTTTTGATTGTCACATAGTTCATAAACGTAACCACAACTATTACAGCAGTAATAACAGCAGCTACACCTAAAAGAAATGATATTGTTTCCATATTTTTGAGTAGTGTTAGATGTTAAAAAACCTGTCCTTTATAGATTAGACTATAAGGTAAAAAAAAAGCCTGGCATAGCCAAGCTTAAATTTAATTTTATGTAAACTTTTATTAGAAGTTTAATACACAGTAATCCATTCCTAATGTTACAGTAAGGTTTACAGCACCTGCGTCAGTGTCCCAGTTATATTCACCAAAATTAGCATTTTTAATAAAAGCTCCTTTGATTACCCATTCTGAAACGATATCGCCTACTGGACCTAAAATCTGAATAGTTGGATCTTTCTTATAGAAGTCGGAATAGCCATCTCTACCAGTTACTGATTCGTGGTGTAAACGAAGCCACTCAATTACGGCCTGAGCTCCTGAAGGAGTGATCGGATCATATAATGTCATGGTTAAATCATTCCAAGAAGTTCTACCTTTTACTTTACGATAGATGTTGATGTGGTTCAATTTAATTTCACCTTGTTCGAAGCCTACCGCTGATAAGCCCTTAATCATAAAGGCGGGGATGCCTGTAATCGAGAAGATAAACCTATTCTGAACTTTAGGTTCGAAGGGGGTGAAGAAAATATCGTTTATACCTAATACTGCCATTTTGCTGTGTTATTTATTTTATTATAAATATTAGTGTTTGAAACTTTTACGCTGGGAATGTTGCACCAGTTGGTAAGATACTGAAGTCGAGATAAATGAATTCAGCTGTCTTAGTTGGTTGAATGAAGATCTGCCCAATTAGCTGGTTTCTATCAATTACATCCGCAGTATTATTGGAATCATCCATAATTACTCTGAACGCGTATAAACCTTGTCTCTGTTGTACTGACTCTAGATATGGATTTACAATCGATAAGAAATTATTTCTTGTTGTTAAAGTATTTTGTTCAAATACTAAGTTATTAGCAACTTGAGAAATAAAGCTCTTAAGTTGAATTAATAATCTACGTACATTTACTCTATCAAGAGCAGATGACTTAGTTTGTAATGTTTTTTGTCCGTACACTACAACTCCAGTTCCTGGGAATGTTGCAAGTGGGTTGACTTTGCCAGTATATAATGTATCGCGGTTAGCTTGAGAGAGTTTTTGTTCTGCTCTAATTACTTGACCTAAACCACCACGGTTAATTCCAGCAGGAGCAAACCAAGGATCAGCTGCTCTATCATTGAAAGCATAAACACCTGGGATTAGGGCTGAAGCTGGTACCCAAACATTTTTACCTGTTTCTGGGTCAATGACTTGACACCATGGCCAGTAAGCAGCAGCATACGAAGTATCTCTAGAAGCAGCTTGTGAAGTTATAGCTCCTACAGTTGAACCATACCCAACTAGATCGGGAATGTAAATGCTATCTCCTCTATTTTGAGTATTTGTAACAATACTTGTAATAGCTGAAGTGTTACTAGCGAAAGCATCTACTAAACCTGGAGTTGTTATTAAATTAAATCTATAATCATCCTGGTTAGCCAACAAATTAATCATGTTAGTATAGTCACCTGCTATTAGACCTTGAGTGTTTGTATTACTAATTGTATCGTAATACTTATTTCCACCTGCTGCTACGGGGTTACCAGTAGCACCTCCAAAAGAACTACTTGCATTTATAGGGATTGAACCTGTAAAAGAAGATTTAGCTACACCATTATTATCAAAGTAATCTGGGGTTGGAGAGGTAACTGATTTTACTCTAATATAATTCGATCTATTAGCATAAGAACCGGAAGTTGTAAGCTGGATGGTTGATGGGTTGTAATTTTGAGTTTGGTCACCAATTACTGCGGCAATATAGTTTGGTTGAGTTGGATCTAATGATAAATTAGTCCAAGTCTCTAATACAATTTGGTTATTTGTATTATCATTACCCTGTCTTACTAATAAAGTAAATGTGCCCGAAGAGGTGTTTGAGTTTTGGATAGACCACCTAACATTATCTGAAGTACCATTGGTTAAAGCTCCAGAAGAATCTAACGATCCCGAACTATTCATAATAACACCTTCTGAAAGGGTTTCTAAAACAAGGGATTCGGCATTTGTAGCTCCACTAAAATTAGTAGTAGTACTTCCAGATACATAAGTAAAATTATTTAAAGTTGATGCTAAAAAAGCAGTTCCTACTTGTGAAGATGTAGTGTTAAATAATAAACCAGTAGATCCAGAAGCACTAGCTACAATAAATTGTAAAGATGAGCTATAAGGAGCTATAGAAGAGCTAAAATTAAATGCTGTTGTAATTGCTGTAACAGTATTAGCAGGTGTTGAACCTGAAGCTACAAATATAGTTGTTGCTGTATTTGCAGGTGGTGTACTTCCAGTAACAGCAATAGTGATTCCGCTAATTGAAAATGATCCAGTAGGAGTAATAAAAGGAGCTAAACTAGCACTACTAACTGTAACAGATGCTGTCGTTGCTAGAATTCCATTAGTGATTGAAGTTCCAGTTCCAGCTGTAGTAGCAGGAGCCCAAGTAGCAGAAGCACTTACTACTCTAGCAACTAAAAGTGAAGTACCTCCGTTTACAAAGTAGTTATAAGCTGTTAATGCTGTAAAAAATGAGTAGGAATCTCCACCACTAATAAAAGCACCACCAAATTTATTGATGTAATCTGAATAGGTGGTTACAATTGTGGGAATCTCAACTGGGCCCTTTGTAGTGGGTCCTATGATAGCTGCTCCAACTGTAGCTGGAGATTGAGTTAGAAATGACTGGTCATTTTCTCTTGCTAAAACACCGGGTGATACTAAAGTTTCTGCCATTTTGGTAATAGGTTATATTTTATTATAAATATCAAGCCTCTATTCAAAAATCAGCTTAATAAACGCAACCTTAAAAAAACAGAACTATTTACATTCAATAAATATCTAATACTTTTTGTAAAGATTTTATCACCATATCTGGTGTGATTGATTTAGTACATTCAAATTGGCGTGGTGTATCTTTATGTTCAGGACACCATTCCCAATCACCGGGATTTAGCCATTCACGGTTAAAGCACCCTGAACATAAATTGGGTGGGGTGAAAATACGTTCACAATCTTTAAATTCACTGTATGTTTCTGAAAATCCTGAAATGAGTACTGTTTTTTGTCCTAATGCCCAACTTAACCAACTTAAACCGCTACCTACACCAATAAAAGCGGAAGCATGTATAATATCGTTCATCCTATCCTCAAGTGGTAAATTACCAGTTTTATTGACTACATTTTTTAGGGTGCCTCCCAATTTGGAATCGTGCCATTCATCGTTCAGGGGTTCGCTAGTAATCATAACGGCTTTATAACCATTATCATTTAACCAGTTTATAACACGTTGCCACCCACCTGGATGGTTCCAGTATTTAGCGTGGGCTGAAGCATGTGGAGCTATTACAACATATTTTTGTTTGATTGACTTTGGTTTTTTCTTTAGATATACTTTAGGTTTTATTTCAGTATACTCTAAACCTAAAATGTCTGATGAAGTTTGGGCTAAAGGTAGATTTTTAAACTCACGTACATTACGGTCTAAATCAACTACATGATTATCTTGATAAAACCACCCTATAGTGTACATTGCATATAAATCATGAACTACAGTACTAGGTTTTACAAATTCAATATCTTTATATGTTTTAGCAAACCATTCATTATGGAATGTAGATACTATAAGTTCACAATTATGTTTTTTTCTAAATTCCTCTAAATATGGAAACCAAGCTAACGTATCCCCAATGGCTGATGAATCTAAATGGATGTATACTCGTTTACCTTTAGCGTTATATTTGTGTTCAAAAACCAATTCGTCATCCTCATATACTTGAACTAACCAATTAGTAAAATATTTACGGTTAGTTCGAGTCCACATATTATTTGAAAAAGTGTTTTCATGTACTACTTCATCTTTATCTTGATCTATAAACTTTACAGTATATTCTCCTTTTTCAGAACCTAAAACTTCTAAAAAAGCACCCTCAAGAAAGTGACATATAAAACTATTCTTGGATTCCTTGTAAGGTAACCCTAAAATCTTTACATTATTGTAAATTTCCTTCAAAACTTCTTTCATATAACTCTACTAATTCTTTTGTTCTATTATACCAATCTAGCTCTTTAGATGTATCTGAACATCTTTGCCTGTAGCTATCCCAGTTACTTATTATATCGTCTAATCCTTTAGCCATTTCAAATATATCGCGGGGTGATCTCCAACCACCATGAAAATCTGTTTTAGATTCCCAATCTGCTATAACTGGTAGACCTGCCGATGCTGCTTCAATCATGGTTAGGTTTGGGTGGCCTGCTTCCAACATTGTAGGATGTATAAATATATCGTGTTGGTGGTACAAATCTAATAATTTACTATTTGGTAAATCAAATATAATATTAAGCTTTGGGTAAGCCAAGGTCCATAAATGATTATTAAAAAAATGTTTATTGTTTGAGGGACCAGCTACAGTTATAGGTAAATTACGAGATTGAGCTAAAGCTATCCCGTATGTAAATCCTTTCCTATCAAAGCCTGGATTGCCTGCTAATCCGTTATTGGCTATCATTAGTAGTTTAGGTTCTGTGGGTTTAGACTTTTTTACAGGGTAAAATTCTTTAGTGTTAACCCCGTGAGCAAAGTATTGTACTTTTGGATGGTCAAAATAATCTACCAAATAACGAGCGGGAACTAAAGACATTATAGAACCCTCTATAGCTTCCATGTTTTCTTTAAAAACATAACTATCCTTTCCATAATGATAAGCATGATGATCGTGTAATTGGAAAACATAGGGAACGTTTTGTTCCCTGAGCATGGTTGCTAGATTACCAACATGACAGTGAACAATATCAAAGTCACCAGGGTTAATCTCAGTTGCGAATTTGATTTCTGACTCATGTCCTTGCGCTAAAAAGTTTAAATGTAGTTCCCATACAATCTTTTCGATTGCACCCCAATCTTTTGGTGGAACATCTATCCCACATGCTGGGTGTACCTGGCAAATTTTCATTCAGCCGCGTATATTAAGGGACTATTCTCATCTGTTCCTTTAAACTCTTGCTCTATTATGCTGAATCCCGGAAGGTGTTTAGTGTAGATTTTTTCTGCTATTCCTACCCTCAATTTAGCTACATTACAAACCCATAGATCAAAAGCATCCCAAGGTGTTGAATTAATTAGATCTACTATCTTTTCTATTTTATCTTGGTTTATAAGATAGGATTGAGCTGGTATAAAGGGAGTAGTATCAGTGTAAATGTCTTCTACTTTAGGTCCGTTTAAATTCCTGTTTTGCCATGGATTGCCAAATCCGAT